ATGTAAATGTTTTAGTGCCATCCCATATTCCATTAGTGGAAAAACTTGTGCGTGTAATAACTGGAGAAATTCCAATTATACCAGTAGCTCCTTGGAATCCTGTTGCCCCGCGAAATCCTGTAGCCCCAGTAGCCCCTGAACTACCTGTAAATCCTTGAATTCCTTGACCCGTTGCGCCTCGAAAGCCTTGAATTCCCTGAATTCCTTGCAACCCTGTGCTTCCAGTAAAGCCAGTTGCGCCTAATCCAGTTGCGCCTTGAATGCCTCGCGGTCCTGTGCTTCCAACAACGCCTGTCGCGCCAGTAGCTCCCGCGCCTGTCGCGCCAGTATAATTCCAACAAACTGATGTGTTGGAACCGCACCCGCATCCACAACCACCATTAGAACTAGGAATCCAATTATATTGCCGTGGCATATTTACGCTTCAATTAAAAGATACGGAATTGTTTTTTGCGAGAATCGATCCATCTGGTCGTAAACTAAAGAAATGAACGAGTCGTATTGGGATGAAGGAATCGTCTGACAACCCAACGACGAGGTAGATTTGCCTCCGCGATGTATGTTTATATGGTAGCCAATCGAAATGCCCTCGCCATCTCGATAAACAGGCAACGCTTCGTCTTTTGTCGCGGGACGCAAGGCTGGATACCCCGGACCATTGGAAATGCCGTGCCTTCCCTTTTTGTAGATGTGAACCCCCGGCACTAACGATGCAATGCCTTTGCGATAGACAGTCGGATCGGTATTCGCATTGTATGAAACATACGCTTCAGGCGAAACTAAAAAAATCGCATCGTCGTAAATTCCTCGATCATTCTTCCCAGAGACACCCATAGAATCAAGATAGTAACCACGAATGCCAACTAAAGCTACCGAGTCTTTGACTCCCGCTTTAGCCAGCAACTTCAAGGTTGCGTCTTTTTTCTGTTGTGGGCGAGAAGGAGGAATCATTTTCCTTTACGAACCACATTAATTAAACCAATTAAACCTAACCCTGCCGCTAAAATAGCATTCTGAAGGTCTGGCTCAAGTTTTACTCCAAGTGCCGTAGCGATAAGGAGTAAACCACGCCATGTGCTGTTCTCCGAGAGTCGTTCTAATACAATATTTACGATTTTCATTTCTTTGTTCCTGTTGGTTCTGGAAGCTCATAAGTGAACCTTCCGTATTGTGTCTCTAACGAAATACCTAAAGTAGTGCATCCTGTCAAGAATGCAATCGCTAAAAATGCAAACGAGATCAAGATCAGTCCAAGTGCTATTTTTTGTGGTTTCATTGTTTACGAATCTTATTGAACATATAAACGATAGTCAGAATGCCAGCAATAAGAGAAACAAATAATCCCCCAAGTCTTAATCCAGTTTCAATGTGCGGCATCATACTAACCATGAATCCAGTAAAACTTGTGGTGGTTCCTAAAATGCCTGTGAGTGTCGTATTATCGTTCATTCTTCTGGTTTCTCGTTAATAGTTGAATAATCTAAATCTTTTCGTTTAACTGCGTATGTTCCTTCGGGGAGCGGCCAAGTTTCCGTATTTCCGTCCCAACGGATGACCATCTCGATCCAGTTGCCTGCCGTGTTGATGATTGCCCAGTCGTCGATTTCCATGGTTTAGAAATATGTTGTAATCATTACTGCTCCGGGTGCGCCATTGCCTCCGTTGCTTCGGTCGCCAGAACCAATAGTCGATCCGCCACCGCCGCCACCAGAACCATATGCTGAACCATTTGCACCATTTCCACCAGACCCAGTAGCGAATGAGCAAGCACCTCCTCCACCGCCACCAGAACCATTAATCATCAATGTAGATAGTGTTCTTGGAGTAGTTGGAGTTGCAGAACCTCCATTTGCTGTTGCGCTTGCAACACCTCCATTGCTTATCAAACCAACAAAATGGTTAGTTCCGCCCGTTCCTCCATTGAATACACCTGTTACATTTCCCACAACTGCCGCCGCAGTTATACCGCCGCCAGCACCGCCACTTGATGGAGAAAAGTTTGTTCCGCTACCAGCACCTCCGGTTCCAGTTATGTTTGCCGCTCCTCCACCATTTCCTGCTGGCGCACCAGCACCACCTGCTGTCGGCTGGACTGTGCCTCCATTTCCAGCAACAGTTCCACCAGCAGAAGCCCTGACCAATGTGCCTTGAGTGATTCCAGCAAATGATGAGAGCGTTCCTAATGTAGCGTTTGTTAAAGTGGCTCCAATTCCTCCATTACCTCCGCTACCAACAGTTATAGTATAACTTGCATCTGTAAGTTGAGATGCGTCAATTGTTGCACGGGAAAAACCTCCAGAACCTCCGCCAGCACCGCCAAAAACTGCCGTTCCAGCAGTCTGCTTGCCACCATAACCCCCACCGCCACCGCCAGACACACATTGAACATAAACTTCTTTTGCACCAACTGGTTTTGTCCAACTGCCAGAAGTTGTGTAAAGGTCAATTTGAGGAGAAAGTGGAACTCCAGTTGCGCCCGTTGCGCCTTGAGGCCCAAGTTGGTTATACATCACCTGCATTACTGAAATAATTACAGATGGAATATTTGGTGCTGGTGCAACTGCTATATTGTGGTCAATACCAATATTGATATTGTTAGTTGACCACATGATTTGGAAATTGTCTCCAGCGGCAAAATTATCCATGAAGTCCCATGCCGCAACCACATATGGATTATTCGATGGAACAGATACGCGAGTAGCAGAATCTGGAATATCAGTTCCATTTTTACGAAACCAAATCTGAACAATATCACCGCCACCCCCGCCGCCATTGTTATGCAATTGAGCAGAGAATTGAATGTCGTATGTTCCCGGACTTGTAAAAGTAATTTGTGATCCACTAACAACAGAAATGCCATTTTGTCCGATGACATTATTTACTGTCATTGCATATGCAGTATTAATAGCAACAGCAGTTTGATCAACATTGCTAAAATATGATCCGTAAAAACCAGATGCTCCACCAGCACCAGTCAATCCTGTAGCACCTTGCAAACCTGTAGCTCCCGTAGCTCCGCTTGCACCTACGCCAGTTGCGCCTTGAAATCCAGTTGCTCCAGTAGAACCTTGATCGCCAACACCAGTTGCGCCTTGCAATCCTGTCGCTCCGTCAATTCCTGTAGCTCCAGTTGCCCCGATTCCTGTAGCTCCAGTTGCTCCGCTTCCAGTTGCTCCTGTCGCCCCTTGCAAACCAACTCCAGTTGCCCCTTGCAAACCTGTGGCTCCGCTTGCGCCAGTAGCTCCATCGTTTCCAGACACGCCTGTTGCGCCCGTGGCTCCGCTTGCGCCTATTCCGGTTGCTCCGGAATTTCCAGTTGCGCCTTGGAGTCCTGTTGCGCCTTGATCTCCAACGCCAGTTGCGCCTGTGCTACCTTGTGTTCCCGCGCCAGTCGCGCCTGTGCTTCCGATAAATCCAGTAGCTCCAGTTTCACCAAATCCAGTAGCTCCAGTCGCGCCTGTAAAACCAGTTGCGCCAACTCCTGTTGCTCCCGTGGCTCCGCTTCCTGTGGCTCCTATTTGACCCGTTGCACCTGTGGCTCCGTCATAACCAGCACCAGTAGCTCCGGTTGCCCCGCTTCCTGTCGCCCCTACTTGTCCGGTTGCTCCCGTTAATCCTGTCGCCCCTACTTGTCCGGTTGCTCCCGTTAATCCTGTCGCGCCAATAGAAGCTGTATTCGCCAATGAATCCCAAGCATAACCATTCCATCTCCATGTTTTGCCACCAGCCGAAAATATCTGACCAATAAAAGTCGGAATTGGGAAAATTATTGCCGCCATATTTAATATTTAACTGATGAGGTGGCAGGGTCAGAATTTACCCTGCCACCGATATCAATCAACTATTACAGACCACCAACCGAGGTCGAGCAAGGAAGAGGCATACCATCATAAGGGCAACGCTTATAAAGGATAGCGCACACATTCTGCGGACGAATCGGCTGAATTGCACGGGAGATTTGGTAGATGTGCTGACCAAAATCACCATACAAGTTGCAATCGTTGTCCCTGAAATAAGTCCATTCCAGTTCGCCCATAGCAAGTTGCGGAGCGAAGCGGAAGGTTCCTTCACCAGTATAGGTTTCAGGAACGAGACGCTTGAACGCTTCACCTGCGATGACGAACATGACTTCGTAATCGGCGGCAACCCACGCTGGATTGCGGCGTTGAGCGAAACCATTGGTGACGGCAGTCGAAGTGATCGGGTTGATGAGAATCAGGTCGCCAGAACCATTGTAGCCAGAGGCACGAAGAGGTTGCTGGTCGATGCCGAAGGCAAATCCACGATAACCAAAGAATTGATAACCTTTTATGGAATCTTCACCGAGCTTGAAGCTACCAGTCGTAAGAGCAACGAGGTCTTCTTTGACATCAGCATCGTTTCGGAAAGCCTCGATCTGATCGGCGGAAGCCATGACTTGGAAGAACTCGCCATCTTTAGTGCCAAAAGGCTCGGCAAGCATTTCCTCGCGCATGAAAGTGCCAATGCGATAGAGAGTCTTGAAGTTCATGGGCGAATCAGGAAGGATGCCAGTCGCAAACTTCGTGTTGATTGCCTGCATATCACCAGTCAAGTTCTGGGTGAAAGTGCGAGTCGAATTCGACACATACTTAATGCCAGATTGAATTAAATACTGATAACGAATATCGGCATTGATAAGCTGGAGAATGGTCTTCTCAAGCGAAATCTGCGCCTGAAGATAGGAACCCTTGAAAGCGGTGCGCGAAGTTTTCACGCAAACGCGAGGACCAGCACCACGAAGGGTTTGGAGTTGGAACTGATACTCGGTCGAACCAACTTGGTCGGGAGTAGCACCAACGCCGCAAAGGGTGGTATCGTTACTGAAGGAAGGCGAAGCGAGAGAAGCGGCAGGTACTGCCATCTCTTGCACCACCGAGCGAACTACATCCGAAACATTCGGAAGAGTGCCGCCATCGATAGAGTTAATATACGGGGATTTACGAGCAAGCACACGGCCAATCTGACCGATGATGCGGTTGACATCTTTGGCCGCGAAGTTTTGAACTGCGGCGAGTGAAATACAATCTGACATATTTTTAGTTTTCTATTTTGAGGTTTTGGTTTCTTGGTTTCCCCTCAAGTTAAAAACTATCGGGGCAACAAATATTTTATAGCGTGTTACGGCTACAGTTTAGTTTGTATGCCCCGGCTACGCTGGGCGTTTTTCGGCCTGATTTACAATTTTTATGGTCTTTGTATTGACCGCAGAATAACGCTTCTGCACTTCGCAGTTTTGCTAGTCTTTACACTACTTTTTTTGTGTGTCAAATAGAACTAACAAATTTTTTTGAAAATTTTTCTTTCATCAAATTGTAATCGCTTTCGTGTTGCAAAGCGTCTATGTCTAGATTGAGAAAAGGATTGAAGAATTCAGCTTCGTAGCGCATCAATCCGTCTTGTGTGATTAATTCTTCATTCCAGATTTTTGTCATCGCGGCGTTGCAAATTTCACGCGAAATAAACATCACGCAAGCAGGTTTCCCAGCAATGACAAAAGAATTTCCTTCGTATGCAGTAGCAATAGCTGGAGTGAAATCAAAGTTTAGAACATCATAGTCGCTAATCCATCCACCTCCTGCCGCATGAAGCGCACAAAGTCGATTAAATCGAACTTGG